GAAATGGCAGCTAAAGCAATTCAAGATGCTATGGATATGACATTTCAAAATAGAAGAGCCGGAGATAAGTTATTAATATTTGGCAAGCAGTACAATGAGCTTCAAGAGTTTCTCAACAATAGTAATATCGTTAAAGCTTCTTTCCCTTTCCCTAACTTCTGGATGAACGCAGCCGTATATATGTTTAACAGACCTATTGGTGGCGCAGCTAAAATGTTATTTAGAGGTGCTCAAATAGGATTTAAAGGTGGTGCTGAAGAGCTGGCAAAAAAACGTAAACAGTTAAATGAGATGTCAGACGAAATTCAACAGGCGCTGAATGAAAGGGCTAAGATAAGACAAAAAGAAACATTAAGTCAAGAAGACACTGATAAACTTATAGATATAAATACGAAGCTTGCAAACTATGAGCAGATCTCAAAATCCTTTGAAACAGGTGAAATGCAACTTCGACAATTAAAAGAAGGTATTACAGAAACTATTTCAGGCGCGGCTGGGCTTGGCACATTCCTGGCCTTGCGTCAGAGTGATGCTGCTCTTGAGCGTTGGAATATGTTTACAAATCCAGCTAATCCAGGAGAAGAACAAACTGATGTAAGAGCGTCTTTTCCTGTACCTCTTTATCCTTTCTTAGCTGAAACAATTATTAGATTACGCGATGGTAGAGGTCTGTGGGAAACTTGGTGGCAAGATTTTGCTGATGTTGCAGGTGGTCCGAGTGTCCGTGCAGGTGGTGCTGGTCAAGTTGGGAGAGCCGCATCTGAGTATTTAGAATCTTTTTCATCAGGAGATAGAAAAATTAAAGATGAATTAACAAACATTGAAGCTCCAGAACAAGCGGGTAAATTAGCGGGTAATCTTCTGGGATATTTCCTTAGTGGTATTATAGGCACTCCGCTTCGAGTTGTTGAGGATATTGTTAATTACTTTAGTGATCCTAAAAATATAACTGTTAAAGATAAAAGAATACAATTAAATTATTTTGGAGATGACTTTGCGACTAAGAATCCAGGATACAATCAATTCTTCGAGACTTTAAATGATGCAGTGCTGAGCGGTACTATTCTTGAAAGCAAAGCAATAGATGCTCCTAGAAGATTTGAAGGGACTAAAGAAGGTCCAATGATGAGAACACCTGATACAATGCAAAAGCAGTTGACAGGTTTCGCTAAGTACGCGCCTCGCTCTGTTGTACAAGAAGAGTTAGATCGTTTAGGGGTAGACACTAGAAAAATTAACTTTAACACGGACAGTGCTATATACAATAATCTTGCCAACAGACTTCTAGGTAAGCTAACTACTGATGTAGCAGAACCTTTGTTGCAATCCGAGGATTATCAAAGTCTGCAAACACCTGAACAAAAACAAGAGTATCTAAAAAACTTATATTCAGGGACATCTGAAGAATTACCTACCAAAACTGTGGCTACAGAGAACAGAAGACTTACTAAAATGTTAAGAGACAGAGGTTTTGTGGTAAAATCATCTTTAAAAAATGTTGCTAAAGAACAAATGAAAATAAGTTATCCTAATTTAAATGAACAAAGAAACATATTAAAAGAAGGTAAAAATAAAGTAGCAGAAGCTATTACGAATATGGTTACAACTCCAGGCAACCCATTTTCTGGTCAAAATCGACGAGAAATAATCAAAGATCTTTTTAATTATAAATTAGACTTTGATCAGGACAGAGAAGAAAGAGCAAATTATAAACTTCTTTTAGAGACTGTCAGAGAATATCTACCTAAAGATACTAAACCCAAAGGTCAAGTTACTGCTCCTTCTGTCCCTGAAGGGCTAGATATGCAGATGAAAAGCCTGACGAAAAGACAACAATAATATGAGTAAACTACCTATGTTAAAAACAATAAAAGATCTTATCATCGTCATCTTAGTTGTCGGTGTGCTGATCTTGCTTGGCGTAATCGTAGCAGGAGACTACTATATCGCTCTAAAAGAACATAGACCACCAGACGAATCTGTAATCGTCTTACTAAAAATGGCTCTTACTGGTATCATAGGCGTAGTGGCTGGATACGTTGGTAAGGGCGATTAACTGCAATCACCGAACCACTGCAATCACCGAACTAAAAAAAGCCCCAGTTGGAGAAATCCTTCTGGGGTTAAGTTTAGGGAGAGAAGATGTACCTTACATGCTTCTTAGGCACATAGTCAATAATTAAATGCACTCGTTCAGTGTTTTGCGAATTGTTTTCGACCGCATGATATTGATTGTTGTTTAGCTCTACGATTAATCCAGCATCAAAATTAAATTTACGATTATTAATATGGAACACTACATCCTTGCAAGTTACCAGAGGCACATGAATCCGCTGTGATAAACTAAAATGTAATCCTTGGTCATAGTGTCCTTTAATTTTTTCACCGGGAGGAAGCAGAGCGAACTGGATATTACAAATAGTTCCTGGGCCGTAATGCAAACCTAAAAATTTAAAAAGATCTTTAGCTACATATTCAAATTGTTTAATAAGATCAGGGGTGTTACTTTCAAACTCCTCAAGCAAAAAAAATACTTTTGCATCTCCAAAGACAATATCACGTTTTTTTCTCTCATCCCGTATAAATATAACAGGGTTGTTCCTAATAAAATCTATGTAAGGTGCAGGGTTTAACCAGCCCAATTTTCTTATATATTCTGGCTTATTCATTTAACAAAATTAGTAGAATAGTTAAAATTTTTAAAATCAGAACTAAATAAATCTAATATCATATGTTTTGCTTCCTTAGAATAATCTTTAGTCATGCTACATTTATCATAGTTACCCTGATTTATGTGAGGTAACGTTATTCCTATTTCTTTTTCTAGCTCGTGCAACTTCTCATACTTATAGGCTCTAGTTATTCCTATATCTCCAGATGAGTTTAAACAAAAAAAGGTTTGCGTATAAAGCATCATTGGTGTTTTGTCAAAAACTTTGCCCTGTTGAATAAAATTTAAGAACTCTAAAAATGTGTGGTCAGTATCATTGATCCTGTTAAAGTGTTTATAGTGACTGTATGCTCTATGATAGGGGTTCCTAACTACTGTAAATTTAAAGCATTTAGTAAGACTGTTTTCTTTTTCCAGTACAAATAGAGGATCGTGATTGGCATACTCTGTGTATGTATGTTGATTTAAGTTTTTACTGTTAAGGGCGGAGAAAACAGACTGCCCCCCTGTTTTAGGAATGTGAATAAAAGCAACATCTCGATAGTTTAAATTATTTATATTCATATCAGGGTCGGGGTCCAGTAAACCAGCATACCAGAGATCGTCTGACCCCTTTTGTAACAGGCTTAACTCTATGATACGCTTGTGATGGGAAGAAAAGCCCATGCCCTTTCTTATTAAAAAAGCGGGGCTGAAAAGATGAACTGGTTTGACTACCTAAATCAATTGACATAAACTCAAACTCCCCACCTTCAAAATCCTCTGGGTCACTAAGTAAAACACTACAGCTTACTTTTCTACAAGGCGTATTTAAATCTTTATGATATATCGGGTCAATGTGCCAAGAGTAATGTTGATTTTTATCCTCTCGATATATCGTATACTGGAGGCTTTCAATCCCTGTTATATTATACTGCCATATATTGTCATTAACTTTCTCCATAACTTCCATCAAAATTTCATATACTTGTAGATCATTAATCCAACAGACTGAAGAAGATCTACTATTTAAATTCTCTTCTTTTATATTACCATCTCTATCTACCTCAGAAGCCTGTTCTTCTGTTGTACTAGAAGCAACACTATGAATAAAATCTACCATCTCATTTTCAAAAACAGGTTTAACAACATACCAATTATTAGAATTAACACCTGTTACAAGATTTCCCGTGTGCTCTGCTAGTTCCATTTAAATATTCTCTAAAAAATTTTCTATCTTTAATTCATTTCTACCGTCATATCTATGACTAGTATTAGATCCATATACGTTAACATAGTGCAGGAACACTTGGGCTTGCCAATCATCCGCACTAGGAGGCTTGAACTCCTCTCGCCAATGAGGTAACTCACAGCCCCGATATACTATAGCATCTCCTGGATTTAAATTCACACTAACCACTGATGGTGTTTCTTTGTATGCTGCGAAAAAAATAGGCCAGTTAAATTCTTTTGAACTCTGACCCATGTTTATGGTAACACTGATTTCACAAGAGGGTCTATCAGTATGGGGCGTTAAAACTTCTCCAGGTTTATATAGTCTAGCGTAAGCGTATGTAGGGTATAAAGGTAAACTATTTATCTCTTCAACAAATTTTTGGAAGTATAAAAGAAGAAACTCACATTTAGGGTGACTTTCAAAAGACTGACTTACTGGGCATTGCCCATCTTTCTTGCCCGGATTACGCAAGAAGTCCTGTACCACGGGTTCTCTATGTGTCTCTGGCATGAAGTCGTTGATAACAACATAGCCCTTCTTTTGAAACTGATAGATACCTGCGTCTTTTCTGACATACATTACGTCTTACTTCCTGATGGCTCTGAGTGAAACGTACCTGAGTTGCCTTGATCGACAGGACAAATTAAATTAGGATTATCTGGACCGACAATACCAAATCCGAAGCTACCAGTCTCTTCATTATAGAACATCATAATCATATGACCTCCACTAGATATCCCTGTGAACTTTAGTGTCTCGCCATGTTTACGATTAAGATATTCCATTGCCTTGTCTAATGGCCCACAATTACCCATAGGGTTAGCATTTACTGTGCTGATACCCAAGGCTGTAATTAATACTGTAGCTCCTAAAATTAATTTCACTGTACTCTCCTATGTTGCGCTTAAAAATAGCGCTCTCTCTGCATATCGTCTTTTGACTAAACCTTTTAGTTTACGACCTCCAGCGAACACCCAGCGAGGGAACTGCTCTGCTGCACCCTCATAGTCAGACCTATTTAATTTAAGTCTTAACGTGCTAGATTGTAGCGCCCCTGAGCCGAGATTGAACGAGAATGATACTAATGAATCATACTGTCCTTGAGTTAGAGGGACTTTGATGAGCCTATCAACCGCTCTTTCAAACTTAGCAATGTCTAACATCAACAGTTCTAGTCCTTCTTCTTCTGTGATAGGTGGGGAGTCCATCGTGATACCGTGTGTCGAGCCATATCCTAAAGTAGGCACAGACGCTGGACACAAATATACAGTAGGACTAAACCCCTCAAAGTGTTTGATTAGGTCTACACCTTTTTTACCTATCTTCATTTACGATTCAAAGCCCTTGATCCGAACCAAAAAGAAATCACGGCTGCAAGAATGGCTTGAAAGTTTTCCGAGTTGATGGCCATGATAGCTTCATACACTGCTGCACCCTCAATTGCAACTAACATATAGAACCCAGCGGCTTGAATACCAATAAACGTCAAGAGCAGAAGGTACGTTACGATAGGTCTAACTGATCCACGTAAATTGTCAACCCATGTAGCTGCACGAATGCTACTATCATGCTTATATATTGCTTTAGTCTCTGCAATATCAGCCTTAGCGTTGATTTCTTCTAGTTTTAACGCAGATCCGAGCTTCATCTGCTCCATTTGACGGTCAATAATAGCTAACTCGTGTGCTCTATCAGCTCTTTCCTGGAAAAACTCAAACACCTTAGGTAACATGGAGCTACCAAAACCTAATAAACTGCCTAAAATTGTCAACATCTTAATTATTCTCCGTCAATGCAGTCCAGCTATACGGGAACTTGTCCATAATCAGATCATCCCACATGATTGCTAGATCTCTAATCTCTTTCTGGGCGTCTTCCTTAGATCTTAGGTTAAATGCTCTAGCCCAAGCATACAAAGAACCAGTCACATAGTATTCTGTGTAGGTAGACTGTGGTAAAACCATACGAGCCTGTTCTGGACAGACACCTTTTCTGATAAGATCCTCATAAGTCCACAAAGCTTTATCTATAAACTGATCATAGATGTTTACCATCTGACTGTTGGGATTAATATCTACCTCTTCGTCAGATGAACCTTGTTTCTTATCAGCAGCAGCCTTACGCCATACATCAGGTGTGTATGTCTCTGGTGTATCACTCACATACCTGCGGCTTACTTCATTATAGCTAAACCCTATCGTATGTTTAAAGCGTTGTCTAGCTACAAAGAAAGGAACTTTTTCTCTCATCGTAATAGTGCAGTGAGTGAAAGGAGTAAAGTGATTGTGACTGGCTAGATAACTAATTAGTTTTTGATCTCGGTTCTCAAGGTTAGCAAAACCATCTGAGAAGTTATATAAAGATTCTTTGTTGAAACTAACCCGTGCTGCATTTACCACAGTCAAGTCAGTTCCCATTACATCAATCAGCTTTGCTTCCATCTTCCATCTCTTCTAAAAGGTTTTTATAAAACTTACCTACTTTAATTATCTCATCTGGTGTTGCAAAAGATTTTATCATGTTAGCTTTCATGCTTACAATTATAACATTACCTGGAACATAACCTTTTTCTGGTATAATCTTATCTATTGATGGAGAGTTTACATTTTTATTTTTTTCCCCTATTTCCATTTTAATACCTAGAACTGGACATATCATATCATAAGGATAAATATTTTGTATGTCCTCCTTAGTTAGTTCCATAGGTATATTTTGTCTCTTTGCTCTGCTTTTTATATTTGTAAATGTTAAAGTTGCAGGATTTTTTTTATGGAAGTCCTTTTTTAGAGTTGATTCGCAAGATTTGCAGCAGTATTTTCGTCCGTCATAGCGCGCTCTCGATCTATGAAATTCTGTAATAGGTAAAACTTTTTTACATACAGGGCATCGTTTTTCGTCAAGAAGAAAACTTAACTGCTCGTCTTTGGGCGTTGAAGTATTCATGATTATAACCTCTCTCCCATTCACGGTATCTATCAGAATGTGGTCGAAAAGGGTTCACAGTGTTAGTGCGAAACCCCTTCCGTCCTTCTGCAAAGATATCCCGCATTGGGAATGGATATCTTCTAGGAGCCACAAGATCCTCCTGTTTGAGAAATGTCACAGATATCATGAGTCTCAACGTGTTCTTCAAACTCAGTCCCTAGTTTATCTACAGCCTCACTGTAAGGTACGACTGATAAAGGTTGCCCACCTCTAGCGCCATCAGGGTAACAAGTAAAGCCACGGAGTCTGTGGGCATACTTAGCCAAGGTGTTAGCAAAGTTCTCAACTGTGTCTTCATTGTTTAACTTTGACCCCCATTGAGGTAGGTTGATTGTTGAACTAATAGACATATCAACGTAATCCTGCACATCAGCTTGGAACATCATACGACGCTCATAGTCTTCTGCCAGATCCAATGCGCTTTCAATACTTTCTGGATCAACGCCGTAGATATCAATCAGTTCTTGTGCTGCGCTATCAACAACATACTGATACTTCCATCGAGTACCTTGTGTAAGGTAACGCCGCTTGTAAGCTACAGCAAAGAGAGGTTCAACACCAGTAGTAGTCCCAGCGAGAATGCCAATCGAACCAGTAGGTGCAATAGCACGATTAGCGACTGGCCTTGATACAGATAATTCATCTGCAAATTCCTTAGATACTTTATCAGACACACCTTTGTAGAGAGCTAACCAACGATGTAACTCAGGTGTAACTTCATATTTAGAGTCGCGCTTGATAAGCCATTCATGCATACCCATCAAGCCCAACCCTAGACGACGATTCTTTTCTCTAGTCTCGTATACTTTAGCGTAAGGTAGATGTGCTCGTAATGTGCCACAGATTAAGAATTTAGTAGCAAGCTCTACGATGTCAGCAAATTCGGATACCGACTCAATGCGGCCCATGTTAATGCTGCCCAAGTTGCAGACATCACTGTCATCAGCAGAAACAACTTCAGTGCAAGCGTTCCGTAGTGTATCATTTTCGTTCTCCATAAAGTTAAATGAGAACCCAGGCTCTGCCGTTCGTAGTGCCTGTTTGATATTGTTAATGAACACATCACCGACTTTGCCTGTTTCCCAATATTGCAGCAACCAATCAGTGTCATAGTTAACACTAATGTTGGTCATATCCAAAGGTGCAGGGAAGTTAAAATCCTGCTCCTTGATTTGTTTGAGGGTGAGGCCAGTGTTACCCACGGGCATTGTGTCCCAATCCTTAGCTTTTAGAAAGGCATCAACATCGCCGTGTTGCCAATTTAAAGAGGCATAGATTGCAGAACGACGAGAACCACCCTGCATAACTCGTCGCCCAATCTCGTTAATCATTTGCATCTTGGGAATAGGTCCACTGGCAGTTCCACCAGTTCCATTTAAGACCCGTCCTGATTGTCTATACACACTGTAGTCAATGCCGATACCACCACCTGTCATCAGGCATGACTCGGACTTCCAGCTAAGGTTAGCCCAATCTTGTCGGGTATCTTCTTCAGCTTTAAGAAGGAAACAGTTATTGTAAAAACGATTCTTACGACCGGCGTAATAAAGGTAACGTCCACCAGGAACAAACTTTAGATCCGTGATATACACCTTTAACTGATACAGTTCATCATCAGTCAGAAGCTTTTCTTCACCATCTCGAAGATTACCACACACGTCATCTACTAGCACATGAGCTAGTTGCTCCCAGTCATCGCAGCCTGGATGAGCGTACTTTAAATTAAAAATGTCCTCACTAAACTTTGAGCGGAACATTGGATTCTTATTTGATTTGAAACTACTCATCTATTTTTACACCAATCACAGTAATAAGCGCACCATCAATACAATTCTCAATGGCTTCTATAATTAATTCTTCTGCCTCAGAAGCAGCGCCGTGAACCCCATCAGCAGGAATCCACGACGCATCCTCATCAACAGTAATATCAAGACGAACTTTAAGACGCATTAAAAACCGCGACCAAAGAAAAACTGTGAAGTGCTCTTGCTTCTAATCACGCTATTCATCTCGATCAGATAATTCTGTTTAGCACTCATCAGTTTCTTGTAAGCATCTTGATAATTCTCTTGAGCAGCCGCGTATTGTTTTTTGGCTGATTCGTAATCAGAATATTTTAAGCTACTTAATTTATCTTCTTTCTCTCGAATTTCTTTTTCGAGTTCTTTAATTTCAGTCTCCATATCTTTTTCAGTCATCTTCATTTTCTCCTGCTAGTTCACCGCCAATGGCGCTATATCCAACTTTATCAATCCAGCTATCTGCTAGACCTGGACTTTTTAAAGCTCTACAAGTTTTAACCCAGTCCATTGCCAGGGCCACTTCATAGGCACGGACCTTTCTGTTAAAGATAACGGACCAACCTTCAGCAATATCTTGGAAGTTTTTGTTAGGAGGCCCGTACTCATTCTGTCGATCACCATTAATTATATCTTGTGCTGTTTCTATTACAGAGTTTCTACTCGTCATTAGTTCTTCCTATTTAAATTAGGGAAAGGAATGACATTATCATTTCCTTCCAATGTTACACTAATCTGCTGTTCAATATCAAAGTCAGGATCAATAGCAGCAAACCGTTGCATTGCTTCCTCAATAGATGTGCTCAGTTCATTAATTATCAAACCCATCGCATCATACTCACGAGTGCCAACTAGGTTCTCTGAAACAAAATCTCCAACATCAACCTGTAGAGTCTCGTTCTCAGCATCACAATGCACAAAGATCGCAAAGGTATTATCAGGGATAAAGACTTTGTGAGCTACTTCAAAGCTTTCTTTTTCGTCCACCTTTTTCTTCTCCTAAGTTTAATCCACTGTTCTGGGATTAGTTTATCCGCATAAATGAAGTCGTTCTTCTCACACCACATTGCGTAGGTTGTCTTACTTCCCTTGCGAATCTTTGCATTTGAATTACTAAATACAAATCGGATGTCGAGGTCTGGGCATTGCTCTTTAATCCAAAGATGCTTCTGCCTATCCTCTAAAGAAAAGATCCCCTTCGTTTCTATGATGATGCCGTTAGGCAATAGAAAGTCAGGGGTATATGTGCGACGTTTTTCTGGTTGAAGGTATGCTACCTTTGTAACTTCGTAACAGTTTGTTATGCCTAAGTTAGACAACTGTAAAGCTACATTATCTTCAAGACCAGATCTATATCCTTTAGCCCTAGCCCTATACCTAGAAGATTTAAGCGGCTTCTTCTTCTTTATAGTGCGTGTAATATTCATACGCATTTGCTGCTTTAGACTTTGCTTTTTTACGATACTCTAAATTAGGCCAGCAAGAGTAACGATAATCACAGAATGAGCAAGAGCTGGCTAACTTACGGTTACCAGTAGGCTTCTTATACCAAGTCTCTTCTACGTCAGAGAACTCTCGACTGAAGTTCTTTTCTTCAGCCTCTTTGTACCGCTTGATAGTCCTGACAATATTAGCGTGGTATATCTCTTCATCAGTAGGATCAACAGAACAGACCTTCATCTCTCCTGTCTCTTTGTTAATCGCTATCCAGCCACCTGCTTTTATATCAGGATACTTTGACCGCTCTGCAATAGTATACCCGAATAACTGACTAACGTAACCAAAGCTATCGCCTTCTTTCATAGCTTCATACGATTTAAACTTGTGCTCGAAAGCAAACCTAGATGCAGACTTAATATCCCACATCGTAAGGTTACCGTCATCATCCTCAATGATTAAATCAAACTCGCCATACAGATCGCCCTCTGTAGTTTCTAAGCGTGTTCTCTGATTCAAAGCAAAGATCTTAACACCGGCAGCTTCAAGGATAGCAACTGCGATTACCTCAGTCATATCCCCATAGGTCATCTTAATTTTAAAGCT